GCTATAACGGTACATCAGGAGGTTCTTCTCCACAGGCTTCTGTTCCCGGCCCAGCAAGGAGTGAAACACCGCACGAAGCTCATCTTAAAACCCTGATGTTTTTAGACAGCCCAAGCACAACAAGTTCAACGCTATATCAGCTTTATCATTCTGATGCTTGGGATGGCAGTACTGCGTATTTTAATCGTCCGTATTCTTTTGCCTCACACCAAGATGACGGCAATTATATGTCAACCATGATAGCAATGGAGATAGCGCAATGATTACAAATGCTCATTATGATGCGCTGTTTTCTCTAAACCCATCTGTTCGTTGGGCCGAAGAAGATGGCGATAGCCTTGTTCCTTATGATGCCGATAACAATCAAGTAAGTGACGTTAATTGGGATGCTGTAAATACTAAAGCAGCAGAGTTACTTGCGGCAACAAACCTGAGTTTTTTGCGAAAAGAACGTAATTCTCGCATTGCTGAAACCGATTGGTGGGCAAACTCTGACACTCCAGATATGACATCTGAGCAAATCACATATCGTCAGGCTCTCAGGGATATCACCAACTCATACCAATCGCTGGACGATGTTGTCTGGCCCACCAAGCCGTAGGAGTAGAAAATGGCTAACACATACACTTGGGACTTCCCAGCACTTGATGTTTGCAATGAGGCGCAGAACGGACACTCTGATTGCATCAAGACAATCCACTGGCGTCTAACTGCTGTATCTGACAGCGAGACAAATGCTGATGGCGAGGCACTAAACGTGACAGCCTACGGCACTGCTGCTGTAGACACACCAGATGAGGGTGACAGTGACTACGTTGCTTTTGACAGCATCACAAAGGACTGGTGCAAGGCCAAGACGCTTGAGGCTTTGGAAAAAACCGAAGCTGAAATGCAGACAATGCTTGATGACCAGATGGCTGCGCTGGCTAACCCGCCAATGCGTCAAGCTGTTCCGGCTGGTTGGTAATGGCAAAGCCTACAGTCACATCTGTACAGGCCCAGATAGATACACACGAGGCAGTGTGTGCTGAACGCTGGAAAGAAACCATTCTGCGGATCAAACGGATTGAACACATTATGATCGGCACGGCTGCTACTACTATTCTGCTTTTACTAAACTTGGTTGTGAGCGGCTAATGTGGAAACGATTGTTGTATTTTCACTTTATGTATTCATTGGGATAAATGATGACAGGCAACAGGTTCCAGAAGTCATGCGCTTTAGAGATGTAAATGAATGTGTTTTCTTTGCTAAAAAGCTGCACGCTCAAGGACAACAAATCACCGCTTATTGTTTGCCAGAAGCGGTAAGTAAGGACATGAGGGTTTTCTGATGGACCCTATTTCTTGTATGGCCACTGCTTCCGCCGCTTTTGGCGTTTTGAAAAAAGGTTTTGCCGTTGGCCGTGATATCGAATCAATGGCCTCTGACTTATCAAGGTGGATGGGTGCGCTGTCTGACCTTGATATGCTTGAGAAAGAAGCAAAGAACCCTCCTATATTTAAGAAGTTATTTAATGGCAAGTCTGTAGAACAAGAAGCCATTGAAGCATTTGCGGCTAAAGAAAAAGCACAGCAACAGAGATATGAATTACAACAATGGATCTCTATGACTCTTGGTCGCAAGAAGTGGGATGATCTTGTAAAAATGGAAGGCTCAATCCGAAAGCAACGTCAAGAAACTCTTTATAAACAAAGACAAAGGCGACAAAAGTTTGTAGAGATTGTGGCTTGGATAATGATGGCGGTAGTAGGTGCTGCGTCTATAGTCTTATTTATTTTATTCTTGAAAGGCCAAACTGCAAATGCAGTAGGAGAAATGGTTACTTGTCGTAAGGTTAAGTGCGAGAAGTTAGACAACAAGCAAACTGTTTGTGTGTTCAAGGGCGCAAACAATACGATTGAAACGCAGTTCTTTGAGTACATGGAGTTCATACCAAACGAGTATCAATGCAAATATGATCCTAAAGCCAAAAAAGACATGACCATTCAAGAAACGCTCAAAGCTGTTAGGGAGAGTCAGAAATGACAGTAGAAAATATTGCAAGAAAGATGCTTGAGCTAAAAATACTGCCACGTTTTTGCATACTTGTTATGACTGGTGTTTACATACGATGTATTGAGTGGGCATTGTCTCAGCCAGATCTTACAACACAGCAAGCTAGCCTCATCAGCGTTGTAACTGGTGCCATGACAGGCAGTCTGGCAGTCTGGCTTAGTTCGGAGAAGCACTAATGTTACAGGCTTTACTAGGCCCAATCTCTTCATTGGCAGGTACTTGGCTTGAGGGAAAAGTTGAAACAAAGAAAGCTGAAGCTGCATCTAAAGTCGCAAAGGCGAAGGCAGAAGCGACTATTATGGAAAAGAAAGCCACGGGTGAGATTGACTGGGATCTAACTATGGCTGATGCCAGTAAGCATAGCTGGAAAGACGAGTGGCTTACAATTTTGTTCTCGGTGCCGCTTGTGTTAGCCTTCTGTGGTGAGTGGGGGCGTAACATTGTAGCTGAAGGCTTTACTGCTTTAGATTCTATGCCTGATTACTATAGGTATACACTAGGAATTATTGTGTCTGCTTCATTTGGAACTAGAGCAGCCACAAAATTCTTTGGGGGAAAGAAATGAATATAGCAAAGCTGCGTGTAGATCTTGAGTTAGATGAAGGCATCAAGCATGAGGTGTACCTAGATCATCTCCACCTAAAGACCGTGGGTATCGGTCACCTCTGCCGTGAAGATGAACCTGAGTTTGAGATGGAAGTAGGTTCGCCTGTATCTGATGAGCGTGTGCAGGAGTTGTTTGAGCGTGACCTCGATGCTGTGCGTCTGGATTGCGTTAAGCTGTATCCTGACTTTGACAAGCTGCCAGAAGATGCCAAGCTGATTATAGCAAACATGATGTTTAATCTTGGCTTGCCCCGTCTATCTAAGTTTAAGCTGATGAAGGCTGCTGTTGATGCTGGTGATTGGGAAGAGGCTGCAAACCAGATGGAATCCTCCAAGTGGTATAGTCAGGTTCCTAATCGGGCAGAGCGTTTGTGTAATCGGATGCGGCTGCTGGCTGTCCCAACGTAAAACGAGTGAGCATCGGGGGACACTCACTCGCCGTGGGTTAGCGGAGAACCAAAACCGCACCACGTTTTTTAGAATGGTATATCATCATCTAGCTCTTGTGTAGATGTTTCTTGTGGCTCTGGCTTTGGTTCCTCATCCTTTGGCTGCATCTCTGACACCTTGAGTGATAGATACTTGCGTCCATCTTTCTCACCGCGCCATCCAGCAATACGCCAATCTTGATGTATGCCATCAAGAGGGCCAGAGTAATCTGGTTTGTTGTCATCATCTGTCTTGTCTTTGTTTTCAAACAGCACACCTACCTTTTGGTATACTTCAAGACGCTTTTCTCCTGCTTTGGTTTGAGCCGTGATGATAGCAACGTGACCATCCTCACCCATGATGTTTAGCTTGCCCTGCAAGATAAAGTTCTGTTCGGGCCAAGGCTTACCAGCTATGCCGGAGTTAGTGTTGTCATATTCAGTCATTGATCTGTCCCTTCTGTAGCTTGTACAAGCCACCATTTTTATTAGGTTTGCGATTGATGATGTATCCGTCAGCCCTAGCTAACTTGATGTAGGTTGTAACTGTTTGAGTAGACAAGTTTAGATACTTGCCAATCTCTTCTACAGTTCTGTACCTACCCTTTATTGTAGTTAGAAACTTGCGTGGATATTTGTTTGATGTCTCAATCAGTTTCTTTGGTTTGGCTGGTGGTGGGGAAGCCAGCATAACCAGCTTCTCCAGATTGTTGTTGATCCTTTTGAGTTCATCCTCAATGGTTTGTAGCTGTTTCACGTGGAACATTACCAATCCTTCCCATCTGATGATCCAGTTGATTTACCTTTTGTCACCTTTGGTGAGGGCATACTGGCAGAGTTGCCATCATCATCCTCTGACGGCAGACCAAAAACTGACTGCAAGCCATATCTTTTAGCGTAGGTAATACCACTGCCCATCTTTTGTGGATCAGTATTATCTTTGGTTAGAACAGGTGTTCTGCCCTGTATATACTCACCTGATTCATGCAAAAGCATTGTTCTTACAAAGATAACATTGTCTTGGAAGTCAACAACCTGTGTAAATGTAAGGCCACACTTGCCAGCTTCTGCTCGTACAGTTTCAATGACCTCTTCAAGTGAGGCATACTTTGACTTGAAGAATGGATTGTTTGCAGCTTTCTTTGCTGCTGCTCCTGTATTGTGAAACTGTATTAATGCTTTGCATATATTTTTGTACTCAGACATTCTGGTTCTCCTTTACTGTGACACGAAGTGATCCGCGCTTATCGCGTTTGATGGTGAGAAGGTCACAGTAAACTTCTCGCTCATCATCTCCGACCATAGCTTTGAGGTCAGCCTTGGCTGATTCAAATAGCTTGGCGTTCTGTTCTTGCTCAATGTAGTCATAGCATCTGCTGATAAACTCATTGTCAGATGACGCATCCCTGCGTGTCATGCCATCTACTTTGATCTTGTCTATGGATACAGGTGGTATTTCATCATCAGCAAAAGGGCGGGTGTCATCACGAACAAGCCTCCAAAATTCTTTGATGTGGACTTGCATTTTGTGAATGTAATCCCAATCAATTGAAACATAGACAGATTCCCATCTACGATTGCCAAAGATTACAGATAGATGACAGCCCTTTGCTCGATGCAACCACATGTAAAACTGTATCTGTGGCATATACATCTGCAAACATTGCTGCATGTTATTGGCATCGTATGTGTGCTTGCACTCAATGATGTCATCAGTGAAAGTATTTTCAGATCCGCTGTTGTCCCAGATATATCCATCTACAGTTCCTTTGAGCGGCACACCCCCCCAATTTATTTCAACGCAATACTGTTGCTTTCTAACATTGTAACTATGATGGTCAGCAAACCAATTGATATTGAACTGTTCTGTAAATACTCCAAGCTGCACAGGCAGCACATTGGATAGATCATCAGGCTCTGTCTTGCCTGTCTTTTCTTCCCACAGTGATGTCCAATCACCATTCATTATGCGGCGCATATCTGAGCCGCCTAGAAATCCTAGTCTGTTCATGTTGGTTCTCCTTTGTATTGATACTACTGCAACTGTGCAGTAAGTGCAACACGTTTCTTCAACAGCGCATCCAGTAACAGGTTCCTGTTACGCACACGCCACTCGATGTGCTTGTATATTTCTGCGTATGAGGGCCAGAATGTTGACGACTCGACCACACGCTCAAGCGCATACTTCACAATATCTGCTGGATAATCTTGCAGCTTGATAGCTGTAGCTTTAATCCGCATTGCATGATCTTGGGAAGATTCGTTTGAAGGCTTCACTACAAGGGCTGCAACAGCGGTTAGCTGTTCCTCTAGCTGCTGTGCTGTAAAAGGCGTCAGTGCCTTCTGAGCAGCGATTATAGCCCTATTCAAACCTTCTATGTCCTTTGTTGTTATCTCATAGCCTTTGACAATGATCTCAACGCTGCTTTCTAAGAACCTAGTTCTGCTTATCTGCCGCACTGGAAAGCCCAGATAAGATTCCAGCGAAGTGACTAGCCTTTTGTCTGCCTCTGATGGATTGTTTATTGTTAGTAAACGATCCCGACCTTGATCCATCTGCTCTCCACTTAAAGGCGCGGCGACACCAGCCTCTGTAAGCGAGGTCAATGCTGACGAATCTGCTGCCTTTGCTGGCATGGTAACAACGGAACTGATCTGCTTCATACTCATGGTCCTGATCCTCTTCTAGCTTTTCATTGATCGACTTGCACAACTCCTCACTTGGACACCAATCTTCTGGCACCAATATCTTTTTGTTTACTGGAGGGTTAATTGATAGGTTAGTGTTGCTGTCTGCAATAGGTAACTTGCTGTCTGCAACAACCTCGTTGCTCTGTGCAACACTAGGAAATATTGTATAGATGGTAGACTTGCGGTATGAGCCACGCACTCTTGTAAGCAGCCCGTGTTCCTCTAACCAATTGAGTTTCCTAGTAATTGTAGCCACACTCATTTGTGTGCGGTCAGATAGACGTGACAAACTAGGGAAACATTCGTGTGTATGTTCATCGGCATGGTCAGCAAGTACGACCATAAGCCACTTGGCATAGCAATCAGGGATGTCAGCTTTGATTGCCCTCGCCATCAGTAGAAACGACATGTTGGTTCTCCTTTAGTAATGGCGCAATCCTTTCAGCAAATACATCGCCATCAAATATTACAAGCGTTTTCGGTGAGCCTGTCTTGCGCTTGTAAAACAAAACATCTCTTACAACTGTAAACGGATTGGGAAAGTTTGACTTGTCGCGGTACTTTACTTCCACCACCAGTCGCTCTTGTCCGATTTCCCAGATGATGTCCCCGCTATATTCTCCTCCCAAGCTGCCGCTGAGAGGTTGCCTTTTCGCTTTGAACCCTTTTTCTTGGAGCCAGTTGACGAACCACCTTTCGTGGTAGTTGCCTTTGTTGCGATTTTTGTTTGCCATGATTCACCATCGTAACAATCTAAACATATCGTGTGATATGTTGCGGGTTCTATTGTAGCTAGAAGGCACACAAAATAATTGGTGTGTGTATTGCAAGCATCACAATACTGCTTTCTTCCTAGCGTTAGCTTTTTTCTTGTGGACTTTGATCGTGAGGCCAAGTGCTTCTAACCAACAGCTAAACATGAAGCCAGATGGAACACGTTTATACTGCTCCCATTTGTGAACAAGTGATTTTGCACAACCAATTTGATGGGCTAACTCTTCCTGAGACATACCGAGCTTGTGTCTATGTTGAACCAAGCTCAGTATGATCTCTTGATATGTGTCAGGAACTACTGTCTCTTCTTTGAAGTGTTGAAAGTTTTTCAATCGACTGTTCCACACGGTTAGCAGTTTCATGCCGGAGGTTGCGACCATGTATTGCACGGTAGTATGTAGAGTCGCGCACTCCAGCATGTACAAACGCCTTCTTTAGTGGGACGTTTGCGGTTGCAGATTTTTCTTTGAGTATGTCCAAATAACTTTGCATGGACACATCATCTGCAACTATGCAGTATTTGTCAATCAGTCATAGTGCCAAAGAGTTGTTTCAACAATTGTTTGATGACGTTTGATGCTGCCATGCTCATCATTAGGTATAACATCATCAGCAAAAGCATCATCTGGTATAGACTCAGACGCTTTGATCATTGCTTCTCTTTGTTCAGCTTTCATTCTGTTGTAAAATTTCTCAGATTCTGCATAGCTTGACATCTGTGGATTAAGATAGCCTGTCTTGGATCTATGATATGCACCAGCCATTAGCTTACCTCTTCATTAGCTAAAGCAACCCATACAATTTCATTGCGGTTGCGTGAGTTTTTGATACGCCGACCGCTATCAATGACACGATCAGCACGAACAAGCTCAGTAATGCGTGGCTTCACAGAGTAAAGCCATTCATCAATACCTTCTGCAACTTGTTCACCTGTAGCTCCAACAGTGCCTTTGCTTTGTAGATACTGCAACACTTTGATGCGTAAGATAGGTGCTTTAGGTGCAATTTTTTGTGCTGCTTCAACCTCAGTATCAGCAGCATTTTTGTGGTGCATCTTATGCACTTCAACATCGAATAGATCATTCATTATTTGGTTCTCCTTTTGGCTTCCCATAGGTGACGT